CCACGAAGTGCAAGTTCAAAGATCCACACCTTTTCCTGCGGCTCTTCTGCCTTGACATTAACGGTAATATTTCCTGATCCATCAACGGTAACGTTGTTGTCTCCGTACACATTCTTCAGCACGTCTTCGTTCTCACTCTCGATGAGTTTAAGCACGAAGTTGTCTGTCATTCCATTGAAAGGCCTATAAACCGTCACGCCGCCCCAAGCCTTGATCTCTCCCGAATCAAGCTCGTTCTGGTTCTCAAGTCCGTCTTCCGAAACGTAGCCCAGGCAAGTAAAAGCAGATCCGAGTGATGTTGTTGAATCCGTAGGAAGTGTGGTTCCTTTGGCTGCAACATAGACGGCTCCGCTGATGTTAGGTTTTCCAACGCTAACATAAGTCGCTGTGTTTCCCATCTGTTTTTCCTCCTCAATAGTAGGTAATTACAAAAACCGCCTGATAGCGGTATCTTTTAGTTGCTGTGTCTGTGAAATTGTAATCAGAATTGAGTTTGACGCTCCCGATGCTGTCCAAAGATAAAAAGTCATCAAGCATGATTTCTTTTATGGCTTCATTCATGACCATTGCTTCATACAATGATCCGCCATAAGACTGAACAGTGATGGTCGCCGTGTTGATCTGGTCCTTCCGGCTATCACCTGTCTTTTCGATGAGATACATTTTGCCCGGAAAAGTCTTCGGCATTTCGGTGTAAACCGATGCCAGAAGTCCGTCAAAATTATTCAGATAATCGTATAAAATCTTTTCGATCATGGTTATTTCCTCATCGACAAACCGACAGCTCCCGCAGCCTTCAACAGTGAATTCTCTTCAAAATTCTCTTTAGCGGCCGCCTTGCTATTCGGGTAGACGTTGGAAATGGCAATAAAAGAAGCGGTGTGTACTTCGGCCGCATAATCACTGCCTGCTGCACTTGCCACCGCTTGCCCTGCTTCCAACAATGCACTCTGCATCTCTGATGACTTCATCAGTTCATTCAGCCCTGGAAGATTCAGCTTGAACTTTACGTCATTAGCCATATCGTTCCACCTTGACCTTTTTATTCCATCGGAGCGGAATGTTTGCTTCAATGCCCGCCGTGGGATATCCAATAGTCCGATATCTGCCGGCAAAGGGCTCCGGAAGAATAACCTCCGCATCTGTCCAGTCGTTTGTATCGCCCTTCGGGATCCCCAAAGTGTACGCAACAACCTTGCCGTATAACTGCAAAGAATCCGTAATGTCGTCCGAAGTAGGTTCCCCCACAAGCACATCGTCAACATTGACCGTCTCTTCTGTGTATGTAGGCTGACCAATCGGATCCGGATCGCCCGCAGTCTTTTTCACAAGTTGAATCGTCACTCCTGTGAGCATTTCTTTTCCTCCCAAAGCATGACACTGCCCATCTGTTGACGGAGCAGTCCGAGTTTCTTTAGATCGTTGTACATTATCGCGTTGGCAATTCCACCACCAGGCACGGAATAAGTCCCGCTCCATGAATATCCAAGTCCTGACTGGCTTTCCTGTGTCATTGCTTCGCCTTCAAGTGACTGACGCAAAATTCTGTACACGACATCAACCGTGACTACTTTGACGGTATTTGCATACGGTTCTGATGCCGCAACCATAGCATCGAGATCCTTGCCGACCCCTGTTGCTATGACGCGCAATTCATCAGAAACGAGCGGAAGCAATGCCTCCGCCCGTGTTGTCTCTGCCGATGTCAGTGTCCTGTATAAGGTTGTGATATCTGTAACTGATGCAAAAGCTGTACTCATTTCTTCACCTTTTTGGCCGGTTTAACAGATTTAACGACCTTTTCAACCGGTTTAACGACCTTCTCCGGTGCCTTGACGGGTTCAACTATGGGTTCAGCCTTCGGTGCGGCCTTTGGAGCCGCAACCTTTGGCTTTATTTCCTCAAAATCTTCACCACTCAGAACACTGAAAGAAGTGAACTCAATTCCTGTTTTCATGTTGCGATATCGCATAGGGTTTCCTCCTTAAACAGAAGCAGGATCCTCATCTCTGATCTTTGCAAAAGCAGCAGGAACGATGATTCCCCATCCAATGTATGCTTCACCGCGGATGTAAACCTCATTGTGTCCCTTCAGATCGCTGCCGCTGTTGTCGGGATCGCCGTACTCGATGACCTCGATCGGAAGCTGTCTTGAGAAGCCCCATCTGAAATAGTCACGGAAGTTACCGATGATCGCTCTGTCAGCATTGCTGCCGAATGATACGGTGCTGTTGGTGTCAACAGGAAGTCCGTTCAGTGTTCCTGCTGTTGATCCCCATCCAAGCTCAGGGAACAGAGGCACGTTTGAATTCGTCTGTGTCTTTACTGCTGCAAGAGCTGCCTTCATAGCGGGAGCCATTGCCATACCAGTAACTTCATGCTCTGCTGCCTCAACCATATTGATTGCAGTAGTCACATTATCAACAATGTGAGCCTCATCGAACTCGACCTTGTTGGTAACAACAGCGTCGAAGCTCTTTCCGGTGAGAATATCTGCCGAAGATCCTGTCCTGGGATTCACGCCGTGCATTGCCATGATGTCAAGACCGCGTGCAACCTTTGCGGCAAATCCGTCAGCGAATGCCTGAAGGTACTGAAGCTGAATCTCGTCTGCTCCGTACTTGAACTCGTCTGATACTCTCATGCCATACTCGATCTTCACGGGCGTCATGGTAACTGATCCGAGTGTTGCTCCGCCGTTTGCCTTTGCGCCTGACTCAGCAACAAGATTTACCTCATTGTCAAAATTGAAGGTGAAAACAGTTTCACCGTTGAAGGGCATCGGCTCAGCTCCGGACAGCTTAGCAAGTGAAGACTTGCCCCTGACCAGGCTGAAAAGCTTGTTTGTGAGTTCCGGGGTGAAATACGTTGATTTCTGAAGTGTTGTTCCCATTTTAATTTCCTCCATTAAATTGTGAATTGATCTGGCTCAACATAGTGGCCATATCTGCATTGATTTTTGCCTGTGTTCCTCCCGCGCCTGCCGGATCTGTAGATCTAAGTGGCGGTGCAGCCTTCGGAACAAGATATGATGCCAGCGATTCCGCATCCTTCTTCAACTCTTCCTCATTGTTTCCAACAAGACGGCCTGCGAGTTCAAGCGGTATTCCTGCATCGTTTGCAATACGGCCCTTGAGAAGCTTGTTCTCTGCCGTAGTTGCTCTTGTGGTAAGGTCTGCGACAATCTGATCGTGACCTGCTATCTTTTCATTTGCCGCCTTCAGGTCTTCTTCAGCCTTCTGTATCTTCTTCTCATACTCTTGTTTGAGTTCCTCCACCTTGTCCGGTGCAAGGTAGTCCTGATACTTCTCCTGCATTTCCCTGTCAGCCCTGGCAAGTCTTTTCTGAATAGCCTTGTCAAAATCTTCCTGTGTTTCGATGATCTTAAATTCTTCCGACATTTGTTTGTCCTCCTCTTTTACCGTTGAGTAACGTTGATTTTTGTATTAAAAAAGCACCCCGAAGGATGCTTTAATAACTAATAGCCTGTGTTGGTGCATTTGCTTTTGTTGTGGCGCACAACCAATAAGCCAGGATCGCGCTGTCCATGATAGCGATGTCGTATGATTCCACCAATGAACGGAACCCAAAGCCGCCCTGTGTACCGATAGGACGCTTTTCACAGTTTGTAACCACCTGTGCAAGCGATTCCTGTCCGCTGTGGACGATGTTCTTTGCAAATATGTCCTGATAGAACATCGAATTTGCAAGGACTACTTCACGAACCGCCGGAAGTATCGGTCTGACCTTGACCCCTGCTTCCTTCATTTGATCCGCAAGCAGTTTCTGTCCGCTTGCTCCGTCAATGACGACTTTGTGAACCTTCGGATTTTTGAAATAATCAAGCATCCATTTATTACCTGCTCTGACAGATATGCAATCGATGGTTTCAACAAAGATTTTGCCGTCTTTCGTTTTTGCCGCGATGCTCATTGCCACATTCGCGCCGTCTTTGCCATACTTAATCCCAAGATATAACCTATCTTCGAGTTTTGGCTTTTCGCTGAACTTTAGTTCTGCCCATTCGGTTTCAGATATGGCTGACTTCTGGTTATAGGAAACCCATAACCCCAAGCGCTGAATGTTAAAATCGAGCGGATCTCCTGCGAGCTCTCCGCGGATGTTACGTTCTGACAGGATGGTACCGAGTGACGGGTTGTATTTGTACCACAAATCAACATCATCAATGCTGTCTGTCTGTTCATCAATGGACCATTCCGACCAACCTGTGTCCGGTGCTTTGTCTGCCGTAATATTTTCACGGAGCCTAACAAAGACATCGCCGCCTGAAATCACTGTTGGCGGGGTTCCGACCATGATCGTCTGTGGGTTCTTCGATGCGCTGACCGTATATATCAATGCGCTTTCCTGCTTTGACGTATATTCCTGCGCTTCATCTATCACAAGAAGATCAAAGCCTTCGCCCAGTCCACCATTGTTGGTTCGGGTTCTGAAATCAATGATTCCGCCACCGCTGATCTCGATATGCTCAAGTCCATATTGTTTTGATGCAAAAAAAGAACGCTCCGGCATCACTTTCTGTTTCCGCGAGTGTTCCTCATATCCCGCCTTCTTCAGCAGGGTGTACAAACGATTAAAAGCATCATGTGAGGTTGTGGTTCTGTGTGCGGTGTGGCAGATCTTCTCGCCCAGGTTGACAATCCCGTCAAATTCACGGGCTGCCAAGATCTCACCCTTGCCATTCCTTCGGCTGACACATAGGCCGTACACCATATGCGTCCATAAACCATCCGGGTTGACTGCCATGATCGCCTTGATCTGCAATTCCTGCCATTCAAGCAAGGCTTGTGTTGTGCTTTTGTATAGGTCAATGGCTTCCTGACCTATTGTTTTTATCTTCTTAAACTCAACGTTGGTAAAAGACGGGACCTGTGATCCTGTCTTCATGTTTTACCTCCGTTTTGCTTTTTCCTTGTCTATCATCAAACGCTCAAGCGCTTGTTGACGCTCTGCGATGCTCATGGTT